CTGGTCAAGAAACGTTTCCCAGTCACGATCATAACTAGCAGTCGATACGTCATAAGGGGTAGATAAGGTGTATTGGTATATGTTTCTGTTTGCACGGCCAACTATATACATCTTAGTTCCATCAGGTTTGAACGTCATGGCAGAGGGAAATGTTTCTTGACCAGCTACGCTGAAACTAACGCTGTCGTAAGAAGCCGTACTTAAATCATACGCTGTAGACAAGGAGTACTGATAGACAGCATCAGTAGTCTGCCCAATAATGTACATCTTAGTACCAGTGTTGTTAAACGCAAGGTCTTGTACGTCAGACTCTTGACCTGTAATAGAAAAAGAGACACTATCGTAAGAAGCCGTGCTTAAATCATACGCTGTAGATAAGCTGTATTGAAACACACTGCCGTTAGTTCGCCCAACCATATACAGCTTAGTACCATCGGGCTTAAAGGTAATACCTTGAGGGCTTGTATTTTGTCCCGCTACACTAAGGCTTACAGTATCATAAGACGCACCAGCAAGGCTATCTGTTACACTACCAGACACAACAGTACCCACCGCCTCGTGATAAGCAGTGGGTTGAATACCTGAACGTACCTTAAAATCTTTAGTATTACCTGACATGGTTCACCTTTCCCCTTGTCTATATGTTACTTACAGAGTAATAGCTTTGACTGTAAAGCCTGTGCTTGTTGCTGCAGCTGGGGTAGCTAGGATACGAATGTTACCACCAGAAATGTCTACATCAAATGTAGCTAGAGCCGTGTCAGTATTAACCTGTGCATACTCAGTAGCTACAGCAGTAGTACCGTCATGCGTAATAAGTATCTCAGTAATGCTACGCTCTGTGCCATCATCCATAGTGATAACAGCCTTAATGCCATCATACGTTGCTACAGCATAAGTTGCAATAGCTGTCTGTGTAGTAGCTGTAGTGGTAGCTGTCTGTGTATCAAATGCCTCTACTGTAGCGTTAACCCAAGCTGAGCCATTCCACTGCAGGAACTCACCTGTAGCAACACTCGTGATAGTCACGTTGCCTACATCATTAAGAGTGTTAATCTCTGGAATGCTAGCATTTACCCACGCACTACCGTCCCACTTAAGAAACTCACCAGATGCAACACTTGTAATAGTAACATTAGAAATGTCATTCAGTGTATTAATAGTAGGGATACTCTCAGCCTGCCAGCCATTAGTAGTATCAAAGGTAAGAACCTGGCCATCAGATGGTACCATAGAACTATACACATCAGACAAGTCTAGGATGCTAGAAGGTACACCTGATTCTTTAGCTAGAGGAAAGCCTCCTGCTGTAGCACCATCATGTACGATGACAGTGTTCTTAGTTGTATCAATAGTAAGTTCGCCTGCGGCTCCAGTGAACGTAGAATGTTCAGCAGTTGTACCACGGCGGCGTTGGATTTGCGTACTCATTTATAATGCTCCGTAATCTGCCGTTGAGTCTGGATCGGCGTTGATAAAACCATAGTCGCCTACAGTAGCACTAACTACACTAGCAAGAGCTAGAAGGTTAGTATATGTTTCCTCTGACTTAGCTGCGTAATGCAATGCAGAGAAACCTGAAGTAATACTGTCTGATAGTGTGTACTGACTATCTTCGGGGTTAATAGCAAGCTTCTGTGCGTCTGCTGCACTGTCTGCTGCTGCGGTTGCTGAACCTAGGATGCCATCTACATACGTTTTATTGGTGAGGTCAGAACCTGTAGTAGGCGCACCTGCACCTGTTACTTTATTGCCACCCATAGCAATAGCGCCTGTCATAGCGCCACCTGATAGAGGTAACTTAGTTGCGATACTGTTTGTTAGAGTAGTGTAAACATTGTTATCATCATTGATAGCTGCAGCAATCTCGTCTAGCGTATCAAGTGTGGCAGGAGCGCCACCGATAAGGTTGTTAATAGCTGTATCTACGTAGTTCTTCGTAGCAGCCTGTTGTGCTGTAGTCGGGTCGTTTACGTTCTCTAGTGTAGTGTTAGTAAAGTCAGCAGTACCGTTTACTGTGAGGTTACCGCCAATGTTAACATTAGCTGTAGTAGTTACGCTCTTTAGGAAGCTATCTCCCCAGTAAGCTGAAGCACCACCAAGTGCATTAATACCATTCGTTGTGGGTACAAGAGCAGTAGTAATCTTAGCATTAACAGCTACAGTCTTAGTATTAGAAGAACCGACTACAGTGTTGCCATCAATAGTAACATTACTGTCAAACTTAGCGTTACCTGTTACATCTAGTGTACCAGCAAAGTCAGCGTTAGCACCTGTGAATGTTACAGCAGTAGTTGTTCCACTCTTAAGTGTAAGGTTACCTGCATTACTTGTAAAGGTGGCATACGTAACACCACCATCTTTAAGTGCTACATTGCCACCGTCTGCATCAAGGTTAATGTTACCTGCTACATCAAAGAGTAGATCACCTGCTGCGACAGAGTAAGTGTTGTTTGTAATAGTTGTGTAGTCATTGTCACCAATACTTACTGTATCAATGAATGCTGTACCGTCTACGTAAACATTCTTGAACTCCAATGAAGAAGTACCAAGGTCAATATCGTTATCCGTTACAGGTACGACAAGTCCGTCCTGGAAGCGTAGTTGCTCTGTAGAAGTGCCACCTACTTCAATCCATACACCAAAACGGTTACTTGCTTGTACTACCTGTACTTTGTTCTTGCCATCAAGGTCAGCAATAAGCGGGACATAGGAGCCTTCATCAGATGTACCGTCATGCTTGTGACCAGTAGTACCTGTAGAGCTAAACGTAAATGCGTCACGAAGCTTGTTATACTCTGCGTTGATAGGCGCTGCACGTACTACCGCCGTAGGTACAATGTCTGCAACAGATTGGCGTGTATAGCCTGACATGTTTTATTCCTCTTTTAGCGCCTATCGTGTAGGCCATATGTTAGTGTGATAGCTTGAACAGTATGGCTAGGATTTGTATCATTTGTAACATACCGAATGGAGATAGACTTAGCTGAACCACCGATGGTGGTACTCTCTACAGGAGATGGGTTGCCATCATAGATGTCTGTAGAGTCAAATGTAGCTTTGTCATAATATGCCGCCGCACCTGCAGTAGAGAGTGCGTAGTCCGATCCTACAGTGACAGAAGGGTCTGCATAGTCATAGTCTACAGCCATAGTAACTGTAACCTCACCCTCAGACCGCATGTAAGTATCTATATCATAGAAAGACTTACGTAGCGCTGGGTCATCCATGTAGAAGAAAGGCGTTTGAAACAAGCTAAAGATTTCTCTACCATCAAAGTCATTACCTACTTCTTGACGGAATACATAGCCAACACTATCACCATGTATAACAAACTCTTCATCGCCAATGTAGCCACTGTGTGCGCAGTTAACTGATACCCCTACAAGTTGACTAAACTCAAAGCCTGTACCGCCAGTACCACTACGACGAATAGCACCAAGGACGCCTAGCGAGTCTTGGTTAGCAAAGAATAGCCTGAACTGCGACTTCTTCTTAACTACTACCGTAGTCATAGTAGCTAGGTCTTCATTAGCTGTGTAGTCTTCAAAGATAGACTGAATAGGTTTAGACAGTGTAGCAAGCTCAATATCGCCAATACGATCTGTACCAGTAACAGGGCGAATACCGTCAGGTGCTAGAAAGAGAATCTCACCGTTAAACTCTGCTACACTATCAGGTGCAACACAGCCTAGGTTAGAGGTAACTGTTTGTAACACAAAGTCAGAGATGTTGTTGCCAACCAAGCGCTTAATGTTGTTACGCCCAAAGATATACATCTCATTACGGAAGGACTTAATCTGTACAACCTCAAAGCCTACGTTAATAACGCCAGCACCAGCCGCAGGGGTCCAGTTTGTCTCATCTAGTGGCGCACTAAAGAATAGGTTGTATGGCTCAGAGCTATCACCCGCTAGGAATAGGTGATTGTTAAACGCTGCTACAAGACTAGGTGCGCTGGGTGATTGCCCACCATTAAGCTGTACATATGTCGTACCATCCCATGTAGAAGCAGGGTTAACACCATCTGCCATAGCAAACTTAGGTGCGCCCCAGTTAAAGCTCTCAAAGCGTACCTTAGATACGCCTGTCATTGTAGGAGAACCTACAGATGTAACAGTATCCCATGACTCTGTAGAGCTATTCCATTTGTGCAGGTAGTTACTACCAGAGACAGGCTTACGTGTAGCAAAGATGCCATCGTTAATGTCAGCAGATACATGTACTCCAAGTACAGCTGTATTAGCTTCACCTGGTACTTCACCGTATGCGTTAGTGTACCCGCTAATACGACGATACCCACCATTCAAGGCAGGCTCATAGTTAATCAAACGTGTAGCTGAACCCGCTAGCTGAGCGCCCTGTGTGAGAGGGTCTTGGTTAACTACCAAGCCACCCATACAAGGAGTAGCAAAGGTGCGTAAGTTATCTGCCATTACTTAACGCCTGCCTGAGGGTTGAAGTGCTTACCAGCAATAACGGTAGAGGTTAGGTACATAGGAGAGTCAAGCAACAAGCGGCGCATGTTGTCCATACCATCCTCAAACTTCTGTTGGTGTAACGCAGCGCTTTGCTCGTTAGCACGGAACCGCATGAGATACATGACTGCACCATCAACTACAACAGTGTTGAACCTGTCAGGAACAATGCACTCATCATCGTGAGATACCAAGTCAGCAGGGTAAGACCAGTAGCGGTACTCAATCTCGTAAGCATCATCAGGCAAAGGCGTAATGCCAAACTTCAAGTCTTCCGTCTGGTAGACCTTAGTAGGTACACTATAAGCACCTGAACCGCCTACGTCTTCACCACTGCGGTGATACCGAAGGTAGTCTTCATATGTAATGACAGGAAGTTTCTCAGGAGTATTACTCTTAGAAGATAGACGCTTAATGTAGAACGTATCCCAGTCTACCTTAGAAGCATCAGACGCCAGAGCGTAGACACCTGTACCAGCAGTCAAGGTTTGCGTGTATGTTGTAAAAGTAAAGGGCCACTCTTGTGTGTTCTGAAGAAGCTCACGGATAGCAGAGTTAATGGCATCCTTAGCCAATGCCTGCAAGTTACGGGCATCACTAAAACCATCACCACCAATGTCTAGCTCTACTTCGTTAACACGGCGCAGTGCTTGATTTACAAGTGTAACATAGTTAGCCATAGGAGGTTCCTCTGAAAGTAAAGAGGGGCCAGCCTCCGAAGAGACCAGCCCAACTTATTAAGTCTTATTAAGCAGCGTTGTAGTTAGCAACAACGAGAGCTTCTGGGCGGAGTATCTTCCTTCCGTAGAGGTGCATACCACGAACAATGTCAGCAAAGCTGTCAGGGTCACGGTAGTTCTCTACTTTGTTGATTTGCTCAGCAGAAGCAACAGCATCGTCCTGACCAGCTACGATAACACCGTAGTTGGCATTCTGTGCAGTTGTACCTGATGTACCAGCACCTGTACCGAGGTAAGGCAGGTTGTTAGATACATATACACGGAAGCCGTGCAGGTTGTTGAGGACAAGACCGTTCATGAGGCCCGAACCACCGAAGTCGGCATTCAGTACACGTGAATCTTCGTCTTTCAGCATTTCGATGAATACTGGATCGACAACAATCCAACGACCACGTGAGTCAACATTCTGTACGTCCAGCTTACGAGCCATACGAGCTACGACTGAAAGAGGAGAAACAGTTGTTGCTGACAGGGCAGTTGCGCCTGGCAGACGTGGTGCGAGTGGGATAGCGTCCCCTGCAGTTGCTGTAGCAGCGATTGTCAGGTTGCCGAAGTCTGTTGCGTCAAGCTTGTTGCCTGAGAGCAGTTCGTCAGTACCTGCAGAAGCGTTTGCTTTGTCGCCTGAAGCAGTTGTGTTAACTGCCCATGAACCTGCGCCGCCTGCATAACCTGAGAGGTAACCAAGAACTTCTTCGTCCATTGCGTCAGCCATCTTGTAGGCAGCACGATCAGCAGCCAAAGATGTGAAGTCAACGTGCGAGAATTGCTCTTCAATGTCATCCATTTTGAAAGCAAAGTAGTTAGCTTTGTCAATGGTGAGAGAGAAGTCAGTGTCGTCAAGTTTCTCTACTGAGATACCTGTGTGACGCTGAAGAGCGTTGACTGTTACGTCTGGCTCTTTTTGGATACGTACTGTATCACCTTGGTTAGCAATCTCACCGAAGTAAGAGTTGTTAGTTACAGCGTTAGTGATAGCTGTTTTGCGCAGGGCGATTTGCGCTTGCTTAGAATAAATAACTGGTGACCAGTTACCGTTAAAGCCGCCTGATGCGGATGCGATAGCCATAGTAAATTCCTTTCAAAGATATGGCGTGGGATTTAGACACTACATATCCACTTGAAAGAGGCCAAATACATAAGGGTAGTCAGCATTGCATATTAGGATGGCCGTCCTGTAATGCGCTGGGCCTTGATATTTTGGGTGGTTCTTTTGTGTGGCTAGTGCTTAGTTAAAAGCATACGCACATTGTACTTTTGTGCATATGCCTATAGTTTTACTTACGAGCTATTTATTGTCAAGTTATTTCTTGGACATATCGTAAATAAACTTGCCTTTGCGCTGAGCTTCAAAGATTTCATCAGCACGTTTCTCGTACTCTTTCATAGACATCTTAGCTACTTGCGATTCACGTAGGTAGTTAGAAGACTCTTCATGGTTAGGTGAAGTAGTACGTTTAGTTGTTACAGACGCTGCAGCATCCTTGTCGGAGCTAGAAGCACGCTTAGTTGTAATACCTTTATCTACTTTATATAGGTCAATCACACGAGCTACAGACTTAGCATCTTCAACATTCTCATACAGTGCGTCCTGTACCCACTTAGGCTGGGCTTCTGCCCAGTTATGGAATGCATCGTCTTTACGGATGTCATTAAAGTCAGGGTGCAGAGCAGCAAGTTCAGCTTCAGCTTTCTCACGCTTAGCTGTAGTGCGTAGCTCTTCAATCTCCTTCAAGCGTCCATCCAAGTCAGCAGCACGTTCATTAGCTTTCTTGTCAGCGATAGCCTCAACGATACCCGCTACGTCAGGGTACTTCTTAGCCCATGCTTCAATGTCTTGCTCAGACTTAGGGAGTACAAGCTCATTCTTAGATGCTGCATTAAGCTGCTGCTCAAGACGCTCAAACTTAATCTTCCACTCTTGCTCTTTGTCTTGTACATGGCGGCGCAGATCACCGTAGCGCTTCTTGAAGTTCTTCTCTTCTGCGCTTAGCTCAGGCTCATCCGCTTCTTCTTTAGATTCAACTTCTGCCTTACGCTCTTGTGGTGCTTCTTCTTGTACAGGCTCTTCTACAGCAACCTCTTCTTGCTCTTCCTGCTCAGCGCCATCAATGACACCCGCCTGCTGTAGCAACTCTTTTAGTTCTGCCTCATCCTGTGCAACTCGCTTAGCGTTGCGCTCATGAGACATAGAGTCCGTCTTGATAAGTTGGGCTTCCGACATGTTATACTCCTTATGTGGGGCCAGCATGATTGCTGGGTAGCCTTATAGTTATTATGGGTAGTGCTAGTTGTTATCTTCGTCCTGGTCCGTCATTGGCAGGGTCGGCATCATTGTCGTTATCAGCAGAGTCATTGCTATCACTAGCTGAAGCACCTTTGCCGCCTCCGTCAAACATATCACCAAAGCTATCGAAACCTAACGCTTCCGCTACGGATTGGCCTAGACCTTTGCTACCGCTACTTGAGCTAGTGCTGTCTGAACCAGGTCTCGCTTGAGGACGTGCAGATGTAGTAGGTGCTAGGCTATCGTCTGAACGTGTATAGCTTCCTCTGTCAGCGTCATATGTCGTGCCTTCAGGAGCTACACTCTCCATAGCACTGTTAAAGGCGTCATCGCTAACGAAGTTGGAACGATTAAGGTCTTCACCTTTAGTGACAGTGGAAAGGTCAATACCAAGCTCTTCCGCTCTAGATTCAATGCTTTTCTGTGACATCTTATCCGCAATTCCTAGAAAACCTACAGGAAGCCCTGTTATGGCCCCAAATACACCCAAGGCGGTTTTTGCGGCTGGGCTTAGGGCTTTACTCTTAGCCTCTGCAAGCTGTACTGCATCCATCTGAGAGATAGGTGTTCTGTCTGGGTCTTGTTCTACGTTTCCAGGACGACCTTCTCTCTCAATCTCACCAGTATCAGTTACGCCGCCTGTACCGTCTTCGGTTAATCCTGTAGTAGCCTCTCCTGGTTTGTATCCTGGAGGAATCATACCCATAGGCTCACCATTAAAGAAAGGAATAGTAATAGACATACCTGCATCATTTACATATGAGCGGTACTCTACGCCGCCTGTACCGCTTGTACCTTGAGCGTATGCACCCCCAAGAAAAGACAGGTCAGGTTGTTTAATGTAACCAGGTACGTTAAGACCTCCAGGTGCGAAACCAACAACACCACCTCTGTTCATCTCAAGCGTATCGTCACCCATGTCTTCAACCATAAGCTCTTCATCAGAGAAAGGCAACTCGTCATCCATTACAGGCTCACCACCGATGCGACCATTAGCTTCCATGTCTGACAGACCCATCTTAGCCTCAGAACGTAGGTCTTCAAAGAACTTAACACCGTAGTAACGCAGAACATCGGCTGGAACTACGTACTCGCCTTCACTCAACATAGCAGGAATATCATCACGTACTTCTTCAGGTAGAGACCCTGGAGGTACTTCGTTACCACTCACAGGGTCAACATCACCACGCATAGACTTAAATACTGCTTCTGTCTGTTGGTCTTCATTTAGTTCCATTAACTTTATCCCTCAAGTATTTAAGTCTACGGAGTGTTGCAATAGAGCCTTGCGCTCTATGTACCTCAATAGAATGCTCTGCTTGCTCTAGGTTCTTATGCTGATCAGCAATCCAAACATCTAGCTCTTCACAGAAAGCATCCCATTGAGGTTTATCATTTACGAATTGCTTAAGCGACATTACCGCTAAAACCTTCCTCACCTGGAACTGGTGCTACACCTGTGCCAATGTTACCACCACCTGCACCTGTTTGATCTTGTGGGTTCACACCTGCAGGTACTGCAACTTCACCACCTGGGGCTGGAGGAGCCATACCAGCCATCTCTGGAGGAGGGGCAGGCTGCTGGAACCCTTTAAGAATCTCAGCTTGAATAGCTGCATCCTGCATAGAGTTAGTGACTTTGTTAGGATCAAGGTCCATGCTCTTAGCAATCTCACGAATGATGTAGTCCATCTTAGCGAAAGGTGCGAGCGCAGGGTTCTGTACGACACCCAAGAACTGCATCAAGCGCTGGGAGCGTACTTCGTTAGCCATAAGGCTCTCTGTACCATTAGCGGTAACTTCCAAGTCGCCCTTGATAGTCTCATCGAAGTCAAACTGCATGTTGAAAGCAAAGAATGCACGACCAATAGGGGCAAGCAAGTAGTCGTCTACGTTCTTAACCACACTACGAATGCTACCATTAGCAGCAGACATAAGCATACTAATGCCAGATGCAGTGCGACCAACGCCGCTAACGCCTGTTTGACCATGAGCGAATGAAGGGAAACCAGTAGACTCATCTGCAAGAACCCTCGCTTTATCAAAGAGTTGCATGTTCTCTTGTGCTACATTAGGGAACTTCGTACCAAAGATAGCCTGACCTGGAGCGCCACCCTGTCTGCGGAACACCTTGCCTGGATATACTGACAAGTCCTGTCCTGGTACAAGGTTTGTCTCATCAATTTCAATAAGAAGGTTACCAGAAAGTACAGCGTTGTCAACAGCCATGCGCATGAAGCCGTTCATCAAAGTCTGTGTATCATCCATGTTCTCAGCAATACCTACACCAAAGAAGCTGTATGGGTTATGCTCGTATGGAACAGCGTAGTAAGGAATACGTGTAGGCTTGAAAGGGTTAAGTACGCAGCGGATAACATCTCCGTTACATACCCAAATGTTAGCGTTAACCTCAGCCAAGTCACGTAGCTCTTTGGGAATCTTAATGCCATTCTCTTCGAGGATTTCTGTATCAACAAAACCCCAGAACTCCAACACTTCCCAGCGCTCTGTCTCTGATGGGCTAGTGTCATCATCTTCCATCTTCATTTCCCAATGCTTACGCACATAGTCTGGGCCTTTAGCGATGGCTGTCTGAATAGCGTCTTCCATGAAGTAAGGGCGACCACGCAAAGCACGAAGCTGATTACGTGACATCTTGTGACGCTCTACAACATACTCAGCATCATCCATAGATGTAGCTTCTGGATCAGGGAAGAAGTTCCACACAGACACGTGGTTAGTCGATGGAACAGTCTTAACTAGAGGGTCATACTCACCTTCTTCATTCCAGTTGGGATACTCTTTATCTAAAGCAAATGGGCCTTTCATTACACCCGTACCAAGAAGAGACATCTCGAAAGCCATTGAGCGCAGATGCTTAGATGCACCACTCTCGTTAAGCTGATCGTGAATCTTCTTCTCCATCTTCTTAGCTGCTACCATAGCAGGATGGAAAGTAACTGTAGTAGGGCCAGTACCTGCGCCTTCAATGATTTTATCACTTACAGGGCCAAGCTTGTTTGCTAGACCTCCCAAGCGCTTCATGAGAGAGGTGCGTGTCTCACCAGGCTCTAGCTTAGTGTCAGGGCCAATCAAGTAAGGCTTGCCAGGTGCGTCTGTGAATGCATCAGACAAAGCGCTCTGCGCTGGGCCTGCGTTAGGGTCTACGTTAATGTGTACAGACTCAGCAACACCATCAGGTAGTACAGAAGGTTCCACAGAAAGAGGGAACTTATTGTTACCAAACAGTACGTCTACGATCTGGCCATAAGCTGCAAGAGTCTTAGTCTTAGTAACTTTAACAAATACTTTAGATTTCTCACTAGAAGTGAACTGTACATCAGGGCCATAGATGCCACGATAGTTACGATAAGAGCGCAGCCAGCGTTCCTCGTCAGCGTATCTAGCATCTTCTGCACGATTAAAGCGGTCAACTACAAACCCAACAAGATTGCTAGAGCTATCAAAGATGCTGTCCTCGCTAGACTCCGCTGCAACTACTTCATCTGTCTCGAAGGAAAGATCGTCTATTTCTGCCATTGTGAAGGGGTATCCTTAATAGGTATTACTTTTAGATAGGTTCATCTTAGCAGGTATGATAGCTAAGTTCCAAGGGACATGCAGGCCACAGATGTTCTCACCTTGCAAAGGTACTACATGATCTACGTGATGGGGTTTGCCTGTTCGTTCTGACACTTTGGCGCAGGCATTATAAATAACAGTTATATCATGTAGCTGCTTTTCAGTCAGCCATGAAGGGGTGGCTTGAAGCTTTGCTGCTCTGCGTAAGTTAATGCTAGAGTTGTACTGGCCTTTATTCTCTAAGTAATGATTTCTTCTGTATTGCTGCCTATACTCTTTATTATTAGCGTACCAATCTGAAGCCCTTTTAATAACTGCTTCTTTATTGCTAGCGTAATGAGCCTTGCTTCTGTTAGCGCTACAGACCTTGCAGTAAGAAGCATGTCCATCTTTTTTAGACTTGTCTTTATGGAACAAATCTAAGGACTTAGAGGCACTACACTTACTACATGTTTTCATATCAATAACCAAAGTTTTTATCAGAAATCTGAAAGCCTGCATTCTGCTTGGCAGGTGAATAATCCCAGATAGAACTACGAGGTCTAGTCATTAAGGCGTACCTAAGTGCATCATAGCCGTGATCGTTTGAGTTGGTATCAACATCTTCTGGATTCTTCTTGTCTAATGGAATAACAGGTAGCTCCGCTATAATGTTAATACAGGTGGAGAATAGCACGAGCCTTGGCTCTTCTGTATACTCATCCACCTGCAGGCGTCTGTGAATCTCGTTCTTACCAGCAACCCTTGAGCCACGAGAGCGATCTGAGGGTCTCCAGCGACAACCCTTCATATTCATTTGCTCTGCTAGTGACGGTCCTGTATCACCTCTTTTATGCCAGAGGGACGAGTCCAACACGCCGTACCGTATTGTACCATCTTTAGCTTCAGCATCTAAGATCATATCAGCTAGATCAGAAGCTGTGACTTTAGAACAATACAACTCCCTATATACTACAAGCTGTTCACTAGGACTAACTGCAACCCAAAGAACCGCTGTCATAGAGCCGTAACCGTAGTCACAAGCTCTAAACTTAGCCCATGAGTCAGGTATCTCGTAAGGATCAACTACATGTATCCTGCGATTAAACTCAGGGAAAGCTGCCCCTTCGTTAATGTCCCAGTTACCCTCAAGCAGCTGCTTACGCTGATGCTCAGGCAGAGATAGAAGCATAGCCTCGTAGTCACCTGTCTCAGCAAGATAAGGGTTGTCAAACAAACTTGCAGGGATAAACCTGCGCTTAAACAAAGGTTCACCTTCACGGCTATGCCCTTTAGGGAACGCAATAGTATCACCCGTCTCAATGTTCGTAGCCCAGAAAGGCTCACCTGCAGGAGCAGGATCAATGAACATCTTCTTAACCCAACCATGTCCTGCACCACCAGGGTTAGTAGTACCCCGCATGTACAAGCCTAAGTCTTTACTGTTAGCACTACGTAGTCGTGAACGCATGTAGTCCCACGCATAAGGTGTAGGCCACTGTGTAAGTTCGTCAAAGCCAATCCAGTTAAACGCTTGACCTTGATAGCGTGTAACGTCCATGTCCTTGTCGAGGTACGACATCCAGAGCCTGCCCCCTTGAGGAGTAATCCACTGAGACTTACGCTCTGACCACTTAATGCCAGGTATGGCTTTAGGGTAAAGCTCTTGGCTCTTCTGGATTAGTTCACGTAGCTCTTCAGTTGTGTGCCGTACAAGTAGACCACTAAAGTTGGGGCTACCTAAACCGTGAAGGGGGTCAGCAAGCATAGCGTAGGATTTACCACCACCTGCTGCACCCCCATACAAGACTTCCCTTTCAGATGCACTAAGGAAGTTTGTTTGTGGCCCTGGGTTGGGCTTGAATACAACCTCTTGCGCAGCCTCTACATCAAGGTCTGCAGGTTTTACTTGAGCGTATACTGGCTCTACTACAGGCTCACTCTTCTGTGGGGGTGATGATTCTGTAGGCTCCGATACTTTCTTCTTCGAGCTTCTTGATTTCTTGTAGCGTTTCTTCGAGCCGCTGGGCAAGCTTGCGTTTAATTCTAGCTGTTTTCTTACGTCTTCGCTCAATGTCTACCCTCTTCTTCAAACCCATATGTGAGATGTAGCGCCCAGTCTGCTTTGTTAGCCAGATAGCAACTTCTCTGTAACCGTACTGCTTTAGATGCCGCTTTGCAAGCTCTAATGCCTCAAGCTCAACTGTTATGGGTTCTAGTAGTTTATCATTGTCAGGGTGTATTCTGTAACCAAAAGGTACTTGTCTAGTTGTGCGAGCTATGACGTGCCATTGCTTCTCTTCACCTTTATGTGGTTTTGGCAGTTGCCAGTACCCTAAAGATTCTCGATTCATTGTTACTCGTTCTTACCTTCTTTGGATGGGAGGATAAACACCCCACCACTAGAAGATGAAACGTCTACCTTGTCTACTTTACCAAGTCCTGCACGATCAAGCAAGTCTTTTGCTGCAGCCATCTTGTCACGGATGCCAAGCTCTGTAGGGTCGCTCAGAGCGCCAACTAGAGCCATGACTGCCTTGGGTGCAGAACGTGCGAAGTGGCTACGTGTGGCCTCTCCTATCTCGTCTTTGAGGGCTTCTACTACCAGACGTGTAGGTGTGTTATCACTGTAGCCAGCCAACTTCTTAGCTAGCACAACATCACCCCCAGCCTCGTCAAACAAGACTTCAAGGAACTTCTGTTGGTTTTCTGTTAGTTGTCGTGCCATGTTGTTTCCCTTAGCTACTGCTACTTCTTAAGCTTACCATTTGTTTTGTTTCTTTCCAAGGAAATAAAACGCCACGCCAAGTAGACCAACTCCTGATACCAGAACCAAGATACCCACAGTCCATTCGATAATTTTCTGCTTAATCTCCGCTTTGCGATACATAGTTTTCTGACGATCCTTACGCACTTGTGCTTCGATGCGAAGAAGCTCTTCCCACGCTGATTGCCCGTATCCGAACTGGATGTACTGCTTGATCTCTGCACGTAACACCTCTGCTTGCTTCTTCTTGGCAAAGATGTCCATTGCACTTGGCCCATTACCACCAAACAAAACAGAATACCAGGGAGGGTTTTCCGACGACTTGTGCGCCCAATCTAAATCAGACACAGCCCCTGCAAACTTTGCTAGATCGTTAGAAATACCACCAATATCCTTGCCAAGCTGGATACCACTTTTAATTGCGGCTACAGCAGTCTGCGCAGCGGCAAAGGCGGTGAACGGATCAATCATTTGAACTTAACCTCTATAGGGCATACGTAGTTATAGTTTACTCTGTATACTCTGTCATACCATGTACCGTTCTTAGGTAAGCCACAGTCGCTAGTGGGTGACTTCCCAATGAACTATAGACCTTACGCACAGATCGTGACTGGGAAAC